ATATAACATCATTGTTCTTGCTTTAGAAAAAACCGAAGTAGATGAATTTCAAAGAAGATTTGTAGGCGTTGATTGTGCCGGTAAAATTGCTGCACGTTTGCCCGCTTTTTTTGATGAAGTTTTTTACTACAATATTTTTGACCAAGAGGGCAAAAAAGAGAGACTACTTTTAACTTCTAGTTTTGAAAATGGATTAGCCAAAGATAGATCTGGGAAATTATCTCAGTATGAAAAACCAAACTTAACCGCTGTGATTGCAAAAATTAACGGCACAACAAAGGGAAAATAAATGTTAGATTTAACTAAAGCTCAAGATCAAAATGACGTGTTACCAGCCGGAACGTATGCTTCGGTAATTACTGGAGCAGAAACTAAGACAACTAGCTCTGGTACTGGAGAATATATTAAGGTTGAATTTTCAATCGTAACTCATGGGTATGTTAATAGAAAAATTTGGGCGCAATTTAATATTAAAAATGATAACGCTCAAGCTGTTTCTATTGGCATGAGCCAACTTAAAGGTTTGGCAAAAGCTATAGGTTTTTCTGAAGCTGCTATGGCAAGTTTTGCTCCAGCTATGCTAGCAGGAAAAGAAGTTGGTATTAAAACTAAAATTAAAAATGATCCAACTTATGGCGAAAAAGCTGAAGTAGCTAGTTTTGTAGCTCTTAATAAATTGCCGGCTCATGCGGCTGTTAAAACAGACGATATTGGCTTTTAATGGAATTATTCCCTTACCAAAAAGAGTGCATTGATGCTTTACGAATAGCAGCTTCTCAAGGTGAGAAAAGGCTACTAGTAAAAGCACCTTGCTCGTTTGGTAAAACCATAGTGTTTTGTCAAATTGCAGTAAATGCCAGGGAAAAGGGAAGAAAAGTTTTAATAGTTATGGATTCAGTGTTCCTAGTGGAACAGACTGTAATGAAGTTGCGTAATTTTACTAATGACGTTGGTATTTATTGCGCAACACTTAACAAAAAAGAAATGAGCACAATAACAGTTTCCACTATACAAAGTATTAAGGAAAATATCTTTGACATTGTTTTGGTTGATGAATGTCATAGTGGACAAAGTAGATGGCAGGAATTTTTAAATGATATGCAAATTGTCATTGGATTTACTGCCACTCCTTATGATGCCAAAGGTAGAGCTATCTATGGCTCTGATAGATTCTTTCCAGGCTTAACTTACTCTATGAGTGTTAATAAATTATTAGAACTTAATAGAATTACTCCTATGATTTATGGAACCGAAAAAGATGAAACAAAGATAGATTTAAGCAGCGTTAAAATACAAGCTGGAGATTACAAAGAATCGGATCTTCAAAAAGTATATGAAATAGAAAAAGATAAAGTTGTTATGCAACTTGAGGATATGCTGCTTAGAGTAGCCAACAGAAAAAAAGTTATCATAATGACTACTGGAATAGATCATGCTGACTTTATAGAGTCAAGGCTGTCTAATTCTTTGGCATATCATAGTAAAATTGACAATAAGAGAAGATCGGAAATATTAAAAGAGTTTGAGCATGGTAGTATTAAATTTCTAATTGGTGTTATGGCTATCTATAAGGGATTAGATATAACTTCCGTGGACTGTATTGCGAATATGAGACCAACCAGGTCAAAAAATTTCTGGGTTCAGCTCTGCGGTCGCGGAGTCAGAAAACATCCAGGTAAGGTCAATTGTTTAATGCTTGATTATGGTCAAACAGTAGAGAACCTAGGCTTTTATGAAGATATAGAAGAGATTAATAAAAAAGTAACTAAGGGCTTAGCACCTGAGTTTTTCCCTAAAAAATGCCCAAGTTGCTTAGCTCTTCTAAAGCCGCAAATTAGAATATGTGGTTGCGGGCATGTTTTTACAGTTATAACTACTGATAAGTTAGAAAAAGAAGCGTTCCAAAGAGCTAAAATTGAAAACTATAAACATGAAATAGAGAGTGTAGTAGTTAATCATGAGTTTGTTTCTAAAAAAGGCTTCAAGATGAAAACCATAAGAGTAGGCCTAGTTGACCATGTTGACCTTATGTTTTTCTATCCTGAGTTTAAAAGAGGTGAGTTTTTTTCTATAATAAAAGAGCTATCCCCTGGAAAGAAGTTAATTTGGGGATATAAAGAAAACTACCCGCAAATTAGAGGTATAGAGTGAAAGAAGAAATAATCATTAACAGGATTAAAGAGCTATCCGAGCAGAAAATGACGCTTGATGCCATGTCGGAAATGGAAAAGAACGGCGGTATAAAAAAGGGTATAAATATCAAAAGGAAAATGCTACAGGAATTACTAGAGGCTAATTTCTGGGCGCTAGAAATAGTTAAAGGAGTGGATAGTGAAACTTGGCATTAAAGAGCTAGTAGAATTAATGGCTCAAGATGATAAAAGAAGAAAAGAAGAGCATGTACTTAAGTTACAAATGGAATATGGAGACAAGTGGAAAGAAGAATATCGCAGAGAAGAAATGGACAGGCAACAAGCGGCTTGCGACTTAATAAGTGAGGTGAGAAATGTATCTAACGAATAAAGACATAAAACCGAATCATGTCTACTTAGACGTTAGCGGTAGATTATTTTCTACCGATGAAGATTGGATAAAATCCCCAAATTTTGAGGGTGATTATATTAGATTATACTCAGCGGAAAATGAAGGTGAGTGGAATGAAGCTTATTTTATTTTTAAGATTATAAAAGACGATAAAACAATTTACCCAGTTAAATACTTGATAGAAAATTTAGGTGAATTATGATCGATAAAATAGTCACTCTCCTTTGTGGTCTTTTTATTTTAACTTGCGTGGTAGTTATAGGGATAATTATAAAGGTAGGTTTGTTATGAAAAAATACACCATCACAATAATCACTGACACTCAGAAGATAACAACCCAAACAAATGACGAACTACTTACTCCTAATTTTGGAGAAATGTTTACTATAAAAGGAGACGCTCAAACTATTTATGTAAACATGGATAAAGTCCAAACAATAACTTTCTTAGAAAACAAGGAGCACGAATAATGCTAAGCATAGAATTTTTAATCAAAACAGTTTTCGTTATGTCGCTAGTCTTTTTCGTTTGGCTAGTTGGTGTATTAATTGTTGATTATTTGGAGGTTGAGAATGACACTTAAAGAAGCGTTAGAATCAAAGGCAGATAAAATTAAATTGCCTTATATGGTTTATTGGTTGCATCGACCATTAGCGTTGAGTGATATAGGTTTTAAAAATACTTTGGGCGGCTATCATAATTTAACACTAGAAGAGAGTATTTCTAATGAATGGGAAGTGTATCAAGAAGACGAAAAAGGAATAAGTATTACCGAAAGACAGCTTGAAGATGTTATAAAGCAATCACTAATAAAACTTGGGTCTAGCAGCTCTAATTTTATTGAGCACATTAAAAAAGAATTAGGATTTTAAAATGAAATGGATTTGCGTTAACTGCAAAGCGATTAATCCCGAGTTTAGTTATAGTTGTCATAATTGTGGGAAGAATAAAAAGGTGGATGAGATGGAAATAAGACTAAAGAACAAATTAAAAATGATAATTGTGTTTATAATATTCGCTCCGTTCTTTTGCATTGGACAAGTAGCGTCCTTGGTATACTTTCACTTTTCCATGGGTTATTTTCAAATGGATAAAAAGTTAGAAGAATTATATAAGAATGGGTTATTATAAAAAAGGTAGATTTGTGGGAAGTGAAAAGACGATATTTGATAAGTATAAAGAATACGTAGAAAGACCATATTTAGAACTTGGTTTTTTAAGTGACAATGGAGCTGATGAGTTTTACTGTTTTGAAGCTGGTTATAATTTAGCAAAAGCAGAAGAGAAAGAGAAGATTGAGAGGATGAAAAACTTTATTGAATGGATTTCTAAATCTGAAAAATTGGCAACTAGCAAAGAATTTATTTTTGCTTGTGGATTAGCAAATGAAATACTTAAGGAGATTGAATGAAAACTAAAAAACCAAGGAAACCTAGGAATCTGCCTTATGGAATATATAAAGTGAAAGCAGTTATAGAGCATAATAATGATGTCGCAATAGCTAATGGATTATACTCTATCAGGCTTGATGTATACGATGTAAGACGCATCTCAAAATTCTTAAATCAATACATTAAGTGGATAGAGAGCAAAAAAGAATAACTTTACACACCAAATCACATATATAAAGTTACGGGCGGAAAGTTACATAAGGGGAAGGGATGAGAAAATTATTAGGATATTTTTTAGTGTTTATTCCTATTATGCTATTGTTAACATTGCTTACTATTTCTTCTGGAGTAGAAACATTGCTTAAGTTTTTGTTGTCTATTTTAATTGCCTATACAGTTGTGAGGTTAATGGAAATAGGTTCAGAATTGTTAAAGGATAAAAAATGAGTTGGATTAAAAGACTTGATGAGTTTATTGACAGGCAAAATATTAAATCATCCGAATTGTGTAAAATTGTTAATGGTATAGAACAACAAATCCTCGATGCTGAAAATGTGATAAGGGAATTAGTTGGATATGATAGCTTAGATCATCTTGATAGGGGTTCTGATAAAAAAGAAATTGCTAAAAATTATTGGGAGAAGTATGGGAAATGAAAAAAGTAAAAAATAAAAATAAAAAATATGCACAAAAAATGAAAAGAAAAAAGATAAGGCATAAATCTAGTGATGAATCTATCGTTTCTATGGATTTCATTCAAAGTCAAAATATTTCTAAAAAATACTGGGATAAATATGAAAAGAATTAGCTTACTGATATTCCTAGCCTCATGCTCTAAGCTGACTTACCTAGATCAAGATTGTTATTATGAATGTATGGTAAAAGGGTTGATCTATGAAGAGTGTGAGTGTGAATGAGTGAAATTATAATATTTTTAAGCGGAATATTTTTAGGTATTATCGCTATTCCTTTAATATCTATGTTAACTCGTTTTTATCTTTGGACTATCCCAGAATTTGGGATAGTAGAGGAAAAATGGAAAACTGAATTTGAAGAGAAAATAGACAGTACAATTAAAGATATGAGCGCAAGACTTAAAAGACAGCTTTATTATGGGGATGAAAAATGAAAAGAAGTGAAATGCTATTAAAAATTGAAACATTTGTTATGAATGTAGAACTTAAAAATGAGATTTTTAATCCTTGCATGAATGAAGCTGGATATAGGGAGTTTGCAAGTAAAATGCTAGAAGAGATAGAAAACCTTGGAATGTTGCCGCCAAGTATTGAGGACGCTCATAGCATTTACGGAGATTCTTGCAATATATCTTTTGGGAATATGATTGATGAATATTGCATATGGGAAAATTAGCCTTCTAGCATTATCTTAGATAATTCCTTAGCTCTTTTCCCTACTTGTGAAGCCCATTTAGATTCCAACATTTCTATTGCAGCTTGTTCAAATTGCCCTGACTCAAGAAATCGAATAGTGTTTTTGAAATTGGAAAAACCATTTAATCCAAGATTATAAATCATATTAACTACGACTGCCTGACGTGCAGGGCTAAGAGTCTTGAACCATTTAAATTTTTCGCTAACTTGCGTAACTATTTTTTTTATGTCATTAGCTAGAAGGAATGACGCTTCTTCTTGGCTAATTCCGACATCTTCTAGATTACGGCCATAACCAATGGTAAGTTTGTTAGCGGTACATTTATAAGGCTTAAGACTTAAACCTTCATGACGCATTAACATTTCTTTTAACTTTTTTATATCCATTATTTTTTCTTGTTATGTTCTTTAATCTGCTTTATTAAAGTTAATATTACAGGAATCGCTTTTATTAATTCTACTAATAAAAATGGCATAACTTTCCTTTTGTTGAAGCGGGCATGTTAAAAGAACCAACAACCAACACGCCCGCCGTTAAGGCGCGACCTGGAGAGTAATTACGCCTTAATATTTTTTATAATTTCTAAAAGCTCTACTATAATTACAATTGATTTTTCGATAATCTTCTCGGTATTTTCTGATTTTAAATCAAGTTCTTGCTCAATTTCTTTTACAAGTAATTGTTTGCTTTCAAATGACAACGCTTGCCATTCTGATTTAACTTTTTCAACACCATTAAATGCCTCTGGTGCTTTTAACATTGCAGCAAAGAAATAAGGTAAATCACTTGCACTTAGTTTTTTGTCTTCTAGGGATTTATCGAACGCATGAGCTAGGGAAATAATAAACGATACTAATTCTTTTGTTTCTTTCATTTTAACCTTCCTTGGTTTTAATGTTTTCGACCTTCTTTTATTACTGTGAGGTTTGACTTAATTTTACTATCGTCTTTAAGATAATCAAGATCGGACTGAATTTTCACTATGGAAATATTGATTTGGTGAACTTCCTTTTCAACTCCGCCAATATGCCCTTTTAACTCAGTTATTTTATCTTTCACATCGGATATATGATTAACAATGAACCACAACATGCCAGCCGCTAAAACAGGAGAGCAAAAGACTATGAAATCAGTTATCATAATTCTCCTAGTATAAAGCAACCCAGAAAATACTCCCTGTGTTAAAAGCAGAGGATATATCATAGCTTGCTTGTAATTCAGTGTTGGAACCTTGATTCCAAGTTAGTTTTATTCCAGTAAATCCAAATGTAGTAACACCCGATGTAATAAAGTTAGAGCAAAGTGCTAGAGATGGACCAGTGGTTTGTGAAACACTATTTCTCATTACTCCAACGTAGTAAACTCCAGCCGCCGCGCTATATGTTGCTGAAAACGGAACAGTAAAAAAAGTATTATTAGCCGTCTTCCAAAGATCTCCGTTATTAGTCGAGGTTGCGACTCTAGTAGCAGTCGTTCCACTAACAGAATATAAACCTACTTGGTTAGTATTGTCGGCAACGTAATTCCCCTGTACTCCTTGCAAGAGTTTAACCCCTGTTATTGTTGCGGCTTGTGGGATGTATACAGCGGTAAAGTAGCCATAGCCGTCCGCAAGAGCTAAAAAAGGAGTAGAAATTGGAGTATTAGGACCAAATGGCAGACCTTTAATATCAGCGCCTAAGCCTTTTAAAATTCTAAAGCTGTTATCATTAATTAGTCCATTTGCTATATCTGTAGAAACTGCACTAGCTAACTTATCTGAAGTAACAACTCCGTTTTGAATAGTTGCCGAGGAACTTCCGGGACCATTAGCAACAACATCCCCTGTTAGATTAGTGATCGCATCTCCACCGGTATCTGGTATTTCTACAAAAGCCATTACTTATCCTTTTTTTTAAAAAAGTTTTTTATCTTTTGCATAAGCCCAACTTTTCTATTGGTTGTTCTAACTCTAACTTTTTTAGTTCTACCACCTAAAACAATTGTTACCACGATTAATCCTTTAAAGTTGCAAATGCGTTTAACTCTCCAGTACCTGAAGATCGGGTATAAGATACTCTAAAATAAGTGTATTCTTGCTCGACGCAATTATACATTACAGATACAGCTGTCGTTACGGCGAAAGAACTGTCTGGGACGTCATCCCAGGTTGCTCCGTCATTTGAAGATTGTAGTTTTAAAGTACCTACTGGAGAGCCTGTCAAAACGCATTGAACGGAAAAGCCGTCAAAATTTAGAAAATCAACTTTATCTGAGTTGACACTGGCTGCTAAATTTCCGCTGTTAACAATCTTAAACGCTATCCCTGCCATTTTATTCCTCTTCAAGAGCTTTTAACTGCTCTCTATATTCTGGGTTTGTTTGCTGTAGCATAAAATGAGTTGCACCTAGAGCGTTAGATCCTCTTTGAGCGGCTTTACTTAAAACGTCGGAGAATTTGCCGAACATGTTAGGATTTTTCCTAACGTAGTCGCCTAATTTATCAAAACCAATTGCCGCCGTTTGACTGCCATATTTTTCAAGTAGTTTCTTACCGCCAACTAGCGCCATGGCAGGAATAGCAGACATCCCCCCTGTGAATGGAGATGTTGCAAGTCCAGCACCGCCGATAATAGAATCAGTGAGCCCAAACATTTTATTGCCTTGCTCTCTAGCTTGTTTATTCTCTAGTAAGCTCTCGGCACCCTTAGCGCCTGAGTAAGTTTTCTTGGCACCTTTTAGAGTTTCTTTTAATCCTTGCGTGCCCATTAAGTCCGAGGCAACGTCGGCTGATTCATCTATATATTTATTAACTATGTCGTAAGCCTCTCTTGCCATTTTTTCTTTATCAGTTACAACTAGATTGTTTTTCCAGTTTGCAGTTTTACCAATTTTTTCTTTTAACAGTTGGGCATCTTGTAGAGAAATATCGCTGCCGCCTCTATTTTTAATTGATTCTAAAATGTTATCGAATTGATTAGCTTCGCCTTTATTAATTGGGTCTCTCCAAAAGCCGCCTAGATCATTTTCCATTCTCTTTGCTGCCACATTTGGATTAAATGTTGATGCTCCAGCTTCATCTATTTGAGAAAAAACATTGCCCATAGTTTGACCGGCTTTATTTTTAACAGCTTCATTTCTAGTAATAACGTCATCAACATTTGAAAAAGGAGTTAGCAATTTGTTATCTAGAGCATACCTTCCAATTTCATCAACCTGATCAGCTCCAAGTTTTTTTATAGTTCCTCTTTCAGCCCCTAGCGCTCTTGCCGCTTGCGAATTAGCTATATCTTTTAAAGACTTTTGAACATTTTCTGAATCTACTTTTCCGAATTTATTAGCTACACCTTGTAAAGCTGCACCACTTGCGCCGCCAAATGCTGCTCCTGTTAAAATATCTTCTAGCGCCTTCACCGAAGCAATTTCTTCAGTATTCCCAGCGCCTTGAGCCGCACCCATTCCAGCGCCTACAGCTCCAGCCCTAAGAGCACTTGCGCCTTTTCCTATTTGTGCCAATGGTAAAGATCCAGGTACAAATGAGCCTGCTAGATTTGCGCCGCCGTAAGTCCAGGGATTCGCCTCTTGCGCCTTAGCGTCATCTATCCTTTGCTCGTTTCTAGATTGTCTATAAGTACCTTTAAAATCAGTCGGACCAATATCACCTTTAAAGCCTTGCTCAGCTAATTTTTTATTAACTTCAGTTGGTGAGTCTCCAAATAAGCCGGCTACTTTATCAATACCAGCGCCAATCATGCCGCCTATTTCATCGGCAAAACCTAAAGTAGCACCTTGAGCATAACCGCGAGCAGCGGAATCAAGCATTGACACGTCTTTTTTAGGCGCAACATCTTGAGCTTTGCTTTTTTGAGCTTGATATTCTTCCTCTTCAAGTTCTAAAAGCTCTAATTCTTCCTCTGGAGTTAATGCCATGGCTTACTTCCTTGCTAGTGATTTAAGTTCTTGTATTCTTTTTTGTCTTGCTATCGCTTTTTCGTCATCGTTAGCTATTTTATTTTCTTCTATTTGTGGAGCTATTTCGCTGCCCTCTCTTACTCTTGTCTTAATTCTAGTTTGAAAATCATTGTCTGAATCACCTTTGAACTTTTTCAAGTTATTTAAAATAGGATCTTGTCCTTGAACGGCTGCCAAAGGTGAATTATAAGCTAAAGGATCACTTGGGATAATTGCATTGATGATATTTTCATCAGCTTGAGATAAAACTCCAAGTTTTGCCATGTTCTTATAAGTTAAAAGCAAGTCTTTAGATAATTGTTTACCCCTTGCCACATCTTCTCTATTCATCGTTGCGCCGCCGCCGTGTTTTTCTCTTAAGGCAATCATCTCTTGAAGTTTTGCATCAAATACTTTTTTCTCTTCAAAGCCGTCTTTAAGTTTTTTAGCGTCATCGGCTGTTCTTGCTACCCCAAAAGGAGTAGAGAGCGTCATCATTTTTTCTTCATTTTTCAAATCTCTTGCCATATTTTTAACATTTGCAGCTTCATTTCTCTTTATTGCGTTTTCTTGTTTTCTTGATTCTAACTCAGCAATTTTTTCTACTGTAGGTAAAACCTTTTTAATTTCAGTTGCACTTTTGCCAACTAGAGCTTGTCCCCCTGGGTATTTGCTAGCAAGTGACTGATACATTTTAGAAGTTTCAGAATTTGGGTCATCGTCTTCTTTTTGTATCCCCATTTCTCTATCGTATTTATCAGCTTGCCTAGACATATCCATGGCGCCTAGTTCGTCTGCTTTGCTCTTTTGGAAATTATCCATAATAGATTTTTTCTGAGCTGCATTGCTATTTTGGATACTTTGAGCCGCTGCCAAGGGATCACGCCCCATAAAGCCAGCGCCCGCCGCTGCTAAAGCTGGAGCAAGTTTATTACTCACAAAGCCGCCCTCGTTTTGAGCCGCTAAAGCCGCTTCCTCTTCTTTTTTCTTAAGAAGATAATCTCTAACTTGAGGATTCATTGAATCTAAAAAAGAAGCCATGTTATTTTCCTTTTTTACTGTAGCCGTATTTATAACCAGTAACCATATCTAGAAAACTATCAACATCAAACTCACCTTTATCATTGGTGTGCATTGCCTTTAAAGTCCTTGGAACATCTTCTTTTTTAATGACCATTTCCCCAGGCGTAAGCATTGCCGGTTGAGTATCCATATTGGTATTTTCACCATGAATTAAACCGCCTGAGTTTCTCCACTGAGTTTGATTGTATTGCTCATCGTTTTGAGGCATCAGCGCGTTTGTTCCTTGCCTTGCCGCCATTCCTCCAGCTGGACCGCCTGCCATGTACCCGCCAATAGTTAAGCCTGTTCCTACTGTTTGATTAAATGCGTTTGCTTTTGCTGCACTATTTGCGCCTTGAGCTTGTGCATTATTTTGAGCAATGCCAGCTTGACCGCCTCTTTTCGCCATTTCATTTTGAAAGTTTTGTTGAATAAGCCCTTTATTATTTTGTTGAGCTTGATTTCTTAACCCTACATTTTGGTTAGCTAGATTTTGCTTATTCATTAAATTAGCTTCTTGAGCTGCGTTTCTAGCATTAACATTTTGGTTTATTTGTTGCTGAGAATTTTGAGCGTTAAATCTACTTATAGCATCATTAGCCTGAGCGATTTGGGATTGCTCACTAAAATCTTGCCCTCTCATTTGCCCACCAAGCTGACCGCCTTGCATAATTGCGTCTAACGCTTGTTTTTCTGCCAGGGCTGCAATCTCTAAATCTCTAGAACTTCTCCTAGATGCACTGTCTTGCTGATTTTGTAATTGAGAAGCCATCTCTAAGCCGGAGCCGCCCATACCTTGAGCAGCGAATCTATTCATTAGAGCTTCTCTATTACCTCTATTTGCTGCGTTTTCTTGGTTCTCTATCTGAGCAAGTCTAGCTCTTGACTGAGCGTTTAAACCGCCGCTAGAGCCGATTTCTTGAAGCTGAGATAGTGCATCCATTTGAGCTTGCTTAAGCTTTGGATCAAGCGTGATATTATTCATCGAGCTTTGCTCTAGCATAATAGTTTGAGCTTCTTCAGGGCTTAATGTTCCCTGACTTATAAGTTCTTCAAGTTGCAGCTCCATTTCATTAATATCTGGAGTTCTTAATTCTGCAAAGTAATCTTGAACACTTGGAGTTTTACCTGATCTCATGTTTCCTACTTTTTCTTAACTTGGTTATTGTATTTTCTAGAGTTTTTCCAATCACTTAAAGCTTTTTCTAATCTCTTAACATAAGCAGTATTTCCGCTCATATAAGAATGAGATTGCTTCTCGGCTGGGAGTAAAACATTTTCAAGATAATCAGGAGTGATGCCCGGATTACTAGGATTTGTTATCCCTACACTCTCTCTTAATTTATCTGTTTTATATTGTGATTCGTATTGCTTTTGCAATTTTGCAGCTTCGTCTTTAATCTTGCCGCCGATAGCTTTAGTATCAAAATTAGACGGCTTATAAGTTCCAGCTAAGTCAGCTTGAGAATATGGATTTGTAAAAGCTCCGCCGTAAGTTCCGGATAATCCTGCTAATGCTGATAATCTAGCTTGCTCATCTTTTGAAATAGCTTTATTTGCGTCGAAAACTTCCTCGTTAGGTAAATAATAAGTTGGATTTTTATTAAGTGATCCAAACAATTTTGTCCCAGCGCTTAAGCCTAGAGCATTTAATTGATCTTGAGTAAGACTTAAGTCCTCGCCGTCTGATTCATCTACAAGAGCATTTCTAAGTTGCGCTATTTGTGCATTTCTAGCTTGTGCAGCCGCTTGCTGTTTTTGCAACTCACTTTGAACGGATGCTTTTTTACTTAAAGAAGTATTTTCTAGTAATTTCCTAGCATCACTTTTTAAAGCTTCGGTATCAGCTTGGAATTTTCCAGCCACCTGAGCAGCCGCCGGCTCTAAAGCAGCAAAGCCAGGTTGTAAACTCTCAGCCCCTTGTCTTGCATTTGCTAGTCTTTGTTTATTTTCTTCAGTATTCATTAAATATGAATCAAGTCTATTAGCTCCTGGAGTGTAGTTTTTATTTTGGTTAGATTGCCCTTTAACTAAATCTTGGACACCTTCCTCTGTTTTAGTTTGATCGGATAGCTTTTGAGCTTCCATAACAGATTGCCTAACAGGATTAAAACTATTTGATTCTTGAGCGCTCTTTGGTCCTGAATATTGAGCATTTACAATTTGCCCAAACCTATTTCTCTCTTGTTCGTTCGGTAGAGCGTTTAAAGCTCCAGTTGCGGCTTTATTTGTAATTTGATTAGCTTCATTTTTGGCAGTATCAAAGCCTTGAATTAAACCAGACCTTGCCTCATTTTCAAATTGCGAGCCAAAGTTTTGTATGCCTTGGTTAGCTTCATTTATTTTGCCAGAAATATTATTAGATACTTTTTCACCAAATTTATTAGCTTGATTTTTATTAGCATCTAAATAAGTTTTTAAACCTACAAAGTTTCCAGGATTATCCGGTTGACCTGGACTTGAAGCCGCTTGCGCTCCACTAACTCCAGCGCTTAAAGATCCCGATTGACCGCCGAGATTAACACCTTCACCTTCCTGGCCAATTTCGTCTTCGTCTTCATTGTAAAAAGCCATAAATTCTCCTAACTTATTTTAATTCTAATTAAGTAACTTTTAGAAGCTGTTAACCCTGGGATACTCTTAATGATTATTGATCCATTATTTTCGGTCCAAGGAATATAAACCGCTGTAGCAGTTGGTGGTAAAAATGTTTCTTTATCATAAATTTGCATTAGTCTTACGTCCGTTGCTTTTACTTTTAAAAGACTTTGAAATTCAACGTCATCCATAGTTGGATAAGTTGAAGGTGTCACATAAGTAAATTCTCTGATCGAACAAGCTACGTTATCAAAGTAGGAAATATTTTTATTCATAGCTTGATACATATATTCCATAAATGAATTAACAGGATTGATTACGCCGTCAATCCAAGTTGGAGCGTCTTTAAGATCTTCTCGTAAAATTCTTTTAAGGGAAGGAATTTTCATTTTATCCTACTCCCCATTGTGTTAAACATGACTGATAAACCTTGCAAACTAAAAGAAGTAAAAGCTTCGTTAGTTTCTAAAGTTAAACTTAACCAATGCCCTCTCATTTGCTCTCTTGGAACATAAGTTCTAAGAACAGCTTGACCGCCTAAAGAGCCACCCCAGGCAAACTCACCCCAGTTTTGCGCTCCCCAGCCATTATTAGAGTTATTCATTATTTCTACTGTTCTAGTTTGACCTGAGATATTAGTCTGAAAAGTTGCATCAATATTTTCAAAAGCTGCGTTTCTAAAAAATAAAGATATTTCGCAAAACTGCTTTAATATCCCTGGGTTTTCAACATCAATTGGAGCGTATTTAATTTTGTTTTCAATTGGTTGATAAACTATTGCTGCGCCTGTAGTTAAACCGCTAATTTCATTTATCGTAATAACATTGCTATTTACTTCGGTGACAATTGATTCTCTAAATCCTTGGACTAAAGTCATCCCAGCAACAACATTTGCTGCACTTGTTAAAGTTAACTCAGTATCAGAATCAACGCTAACAATATTGATTGCAAATTGCTGATCTGCAAAATCAGTTCTTGTATAATTTTTTCTTTCAATTAAAACTTGTCCTGTTTCAGCTTCGCCCATGTAGAGCTTATTTGTGCTCGCACCAACTACTCCGCAAGTTCTATTCATTACCCAACGTGTCCAAGAATTAGTTAATGAGTTATAAACAAAAGCTTGAGTAGCAAAAGCATCGTCCTCTTCAGTAACTGTGAAAAACATGTATTGTCTTGCTGATTCATAAGCAACGCCAAAAGAAGCTGTAGCAAAATTTGTGTATTGCTCACTTGATAATTCTAAAAGTGTATTTTCAATTGGAACTGATTTTATTTCAACGCCTGTATCACTAACCGCGCAAATTCCTTGATCTGTAAAACAAAAAATCTGATTATTAAAAGGAACTGCACTTTCAGGGCATAATAGTGCCGTCGTATTATCGACAAGCGATACTGTAAAGTTTTCAATTGATTCTCCTGATAGACGAAAAACTCCGTCTTGCTTAAAGAAAAATATCCCATCTCTAAGTGCTATACATCTTTTAATTGCAAAGTTAGCCGATCCAATATCAAAAAATTGCAACAATGGAACTGCTTCAATCTGACCTCTTTTAGAAACAAAGGCTCTATTTTGTTTTGCATCATTATTTGAAATTACTAATTCTGAAGTTAATAAAAAATAACCACTAGTCCCTGCCACTGTCACATTTACAGGAACAGAAAAAGTATCGGCTGTTATATTCGTGACTACCCTTGCGCCGTCAATTGTCGGAGTAGAGTTTGAGCCGTAAATTGTAATATTAGTTAAACTAGCTGGAGCATTGCCAGTTGAGGTTATCACTGTAGGATTTGCCAAAGTGTTAGCTGTAATTTTCTTCTTAGTTGGTAGAACTGGAGAAAAAGAATCTCCGCTTGTCGAAGTCGCTATAAAAGCCGAGCCGCCAATTGTTCTTTCCTCAAAATACATTTGTCCAGGTAGATCATCTAGAGCGCTTATATAATACGCATAGATTGAACTATTACTTGGGCTTGTATTAATAACTTGGATAAGATTAAGACATGTCTCATTAATGTTTTGTGCTGGAGTGCCAGCTAGATCAACTTTAAAAGTATTAGTTGCCGTATCATTTGCAGTTCCTGCGTAATAATCAACGCCGCCAATTGAAAATTCATCTTGAAATTCTACGCTAACAGTTGCCGTTGCCGTTGCATTTCGTGACATAGTCACTGAATTTGCGCCTGGAATTGCAATAATATAAGTATCGGCTGGAATACCAGTCCCAACGCATCTCATACCAATATGCAAATCAGCCGTTGAGGCTATAGCTGTTAAAGTTGGACTGCCATTTGTTGTATCTGTAGTAGCATCAACATAATAACCAAGAGCCGGTAAATCTACTGCGATAACTGCTAGAGTTAATTTTTGTTTCTGCCTAACGTTTGCATAAAAAGCATAGTTTTTAAAAACATCCATATCAACCGCAAAAGGTGGCTGATAATTTGCTTGTGCAATTCCTTCCTGACTTGGAGAGGTATATAGAGTTGCTCTCATCAATGAATAAGGAGTTATGTCAATTACAGTAAAAGACTTAGCTGTAATTTCTGCGCTAGTTGGATTGCCTTGAACAACTAACTGGAGCTCATCTGTAGGCTCATCCGTTGCCGTTGCTGTTCCTTGCGATCTATATATTTGATAAAAATATTCAGTTGTAATTGTATCAGGGATGATAAAACTTAAAGATACATCTCTAGTCCCGCCGCTTGAATTTGAAATAATTAATCTTTGAGAGGGAGCGCCTAATATCAAATTATCATTTGCATCAATATATCCCCAAACTAATCTATAAGCTACTGCGCTATTATTTGCCATGAAGCCGCTTGCGCCAGATAAAGAAGCTGATCCACTTAATGCCTGGACTACTCCGGCTTTTCTTGGAGTAGCGTCAATTTCATCAAGCTTGTAAATTCCAAGAGAAGTAGTAAAATAAAAGTTTCTTTGAGCTTCTAAGCTTCTCATCTTAAAATCAGTACTAGGCGGCGTATAAGTGCCACTGTAATTTACAAAAGTGCCAGCATTATCAGAATCATAAGCAAGCTTATTGTCGTAAGAGACTATTAGAGAAGTTGCATAATTAAATATCTTATTTATTTCGCCCGATCCTACGCTTAAAACAGCTCCATACTGAGTTTGTCCACGCCTTGAATCGACTATGTTTTGATTATTGATTACTACGTTATCAGCAATTTCCAAAGCACCTTGAGGAATTGCAGATAGATTATTCGGAGAAGTGTATAGACCTTTAAGGGCAAGATCTAATTTTTGTTGCTGAGGTGACGCCATTTAAAACCATCCCTTGCCATTTCCCCAACGTCCAAATCCTGAACCAGTTCTTAAACCGCCACTTGGATTTATTATTTTCTTAGTTGATCCGTCCACTCTTTGAGTAGTTATTGTTAACATGTTTTGTCTTAACTCATTCGCCTTTGCTTGAGCCACTTCCATTCCTGGTCTATCTGCTACTGTCTCTAAACATTTAACCGCTGTTAATTGTGCAAGGTAAGCATGAGCTTCTAATGGAATTTGCGGAATAGCTGAATAACCTTCAAGGGATATATAATCACCGATGCTTAAGCCGTCTACATTGTCTAAAAATATCGTAGGGCTTGAGATTGATGTGATTGTCATAAGTTCATTTGTTGTTTGAAAACTTGGTGTACTTGATACTGCGTTTAATCTTGTACCGGCTGCCCAGCTACTAGGAACAGCGCCGTCTAGCACGATTGATAGGTTATTTGTATCGATCGAAGTGATTCTTGCAAAATTGGATGAATCCGTTAGAACTAAAGTTCTTTTAAAGTAATACAGTCTAATAGTTTGGTTAGTTGAAATATTGTTATTAGGGTAGAGCATCAACTTATTTCCCTGGATATAAAAACCAGTAAGATAATTATAATTAACAGGTCCCACACCTGCGACAACATCTAAATCAATCCTTGGTAAATTATTTAAAATCAATGGTGAGGAATTTTGTAGCCAGCAAACTGATCGTAATTTTTCACCAACAGCTGCCTCTGGTATTGTGATTGATCCAGTTAAATCACTTTGCAAATCTTCAAAAGTTAAAAAATACTCTGATTTCACAGACATTAAAAGAGGAACGACAATGTCTTGCATTTCATCATTAGCAAGAGCGCAAAAATCGCTATCTTCTAGTGTTAACTGAGAAGTAGGGACTGTGCATCTTCTTTTGATGTTCTCGATTAATTCAATAGTCGAGTATTGAGGTAGGGCCATTTATCCTCTCATTTTCATTAGACGTTTTTTTAATAACCTGTCCTCGTCCTCTTCCTCTGGCATAAAATCCATGCCCATTTCTTCTTCTGGCATTTCTTCTTTACCTTCAATTTCCATTTCAACCATAGCAATTTTAGGTTTTTTACCTAATCTCTCGTTAAAGTCCTCTTCGCCTGGCTCCATTTCGCCGATTAATTCATCCATTAAATCTCTAATTATTTCTAGGTCTTGTTTTGATTTCATGCTCTATCTCCCTTTCCTAGTACTTGTAAATTAACGCCAATGTTTCCAGCTGTAAGAGTTAAATAAACTCTAATAAATCTTGTAGTAGGTCTGTCTTTTTCAAGTAATATATCTGCGTCCACTGTAATATTTGTAGCACTTCCTAAAGCCATCCATGGACCTTCTAAATCATTTGCTTGTTCTAATTTAATTGATCCACCTGCAAGAGCGACTGGAGTAACTGTTTGATCACCAACCCCTGCATCTGTAAGAGTGATTGCTGTTCCAGCTATTGCATTGACTAAGCTAGCCGCTAATTTAAAATTATCGTCATCTACAACAATTACAAAATAATCTGTTAAAGCGGAAATTCCGTCTGGCAAAGTATCACTCGTAGCAACTTGAACTTTTAGACCAGTTCCAAATCCATGAGCTGTGGATTCAAAGTTGCAGGATGCAAAAGTTATATCTGCACTTGGGACAACAACCGCGTCTGGAGTATTTACGTCTGCTTCAGCTATTACACTAAAAGAATCACATCCCTTATCTGCAATATAGTAAGTTCCTAGAGCTTGAGAGTAGGCTGCACTGTGCGCAGTATTTTCTTCAATTAATCTAAAGATCATATTAATCCTTTTTTGGTTTTTCTGGTAAAGGTATATCTGTCTTAACTTTTTCGTATCTTGCTAATACTTCCACTAATCTTTGCGGCTTGCCTTGCTCTTTTTCAAGTAACGCCTCAAGCATTTCATCTTTAAATTTGTTGTATTCGTTTTTTCTTAATTCAACTTTTAAACTATATTGGTATTCAGCATCTAAAGATAAATCTTTTTTTTCTTCTCTTGTTTGAAGATTAACTATGTGAGGAAAATTTAAATGGTCTTGAATAAATTGATCGGCTTCTGATTCAGTTTCGCATTCTTTTTTCCAATTTTGTTTTTCATTTTCAATATTATAAATTGCTGCTAACCACATTTTAGTAACCTCCTACCTTGCAAAGAATGAAATAATTTCTCCCAGCATTGCCGTCTAAATTCCCAGCGCCTATGTTTTCTGATTGAATTATCTTAATAGTGTCACCAACATCGCATCTTAGTGATGCTGAACCAATGCTTGAAAAAACTCTTGTGGCACTTGCGTCAGCGGCATCTCTATTTCCATAAACATCTACTGAAAAAGAGCCTGATTGATTTAAATAACAAGCATAAAAATTTGCAATTGCTCCAGATGCTATGTTGCCTGTCTGGGTATACCATGAGCATGAATAAATCCCTTTTTCTCTTATTGTGGCTATCCCTGTAGACGTGTCATACATTGACCAAGAATCATTAACTACTGACGTGAAAATGATTGTATTCCCATTTGTAACGGCATCCGCGCACGTGTTGATAAACATATATGGTTTTTTTAATTCTATCGGTTGCAAGCCTACTTGCGCTGGGGATGTTGCATAAGTACCTGCCGTTGCTTGCGTAGATTCCACAATCCCAATAAGCCTATACCTAACATTTGTCCTTCCAGTGGTAGAATAAATTGTTGATGGGCTATCGGATGCAGTATCAATTGCAGTAGAACTTCTAGTAATATTAGGATCAAAAAGCCGCCTACTTACTGCTAGCTCAGCCGTTCCAGCATTATTTAACAAGTAGACATAAATATATGCTTGTTGCCCGTTTCTTGCGCCTAGTGTTGCGCCACTTGGGATAACAATATTTTGTGCAGCAGTTATTGATACAACTGAAAAATAACCATTAGTAATAGTAGAATCACCAAAAGAAACAAATGCAGGGTTAGTTGAGCTTAAAGCCGAACCACTTGCGTCCGTTAAGGAAATTGTCATTGCGTTTGCTGCAACTGTAGCTGTTAACCCAATGTTAACTAGACCATCACTAGAATTTTGTGGCGTTACATATTGTAAACCTTCTGTTGCACCTGAGTTTGCTTGAAGAAAAAATCCATTAGTTCCAGCCGCTAAGCGCGTAGTTGTATTACTCGCCGTTGCTGCGTATATATCACCTTTAGTAGTTAAAACACTTCTTAATTGTTTGCCGTCTAATTGAGTTTGAATCGCACTTGTTACGCCATTTACAAAGCCAATTTCCGTTGCCGTTGTTGTTGCATGAGTAGGTATTCCATTAGCGTCCGATACTAGAGCGCGACTTGCTGTAATTGCCGCCGCATCCTCCATAACTCCAGCCGCTCCGTTAGTCACAACTCTATAATTTGATCCTGTAGCTAGTTTTGATCTTGCAATCGCTGCCGCTGCGTCTATGTCTGCATTTACTAACGTTGCTGCACTATCTTTTAATAATGTACCTGTTAAGCCATCAAATTTTGCAAACCCATTATCTGTACTTGAAGCTGGACCAACAACATCTCCAGCACCTGCCGGAGTTGCCCAAGATCCGTCGCCTCTAAGAAACTGAAGCTCATTTGCAATTAATGGTTGAGGCACTAAACCCTTAGTCCCATTAGCAACGCCCGAAGCGCCAACCATTGCATCTAAATTAGCAGTAACTTGAGCCGCTGTTAAATTACTTGGAGCCGCCAAACCTCCAGAAATATTACCTTTGAAAGTAATGTTTGCCATATTTGCGAGTTTGGCATTTGTAACCGCACTGTTTGCAATTGTTAAAGCGCCACTTGCCGCTAAAGTTGCATCCCCGCTAAGAGCTACACTTGTAGCAACATTTCCAGCGCTACCAACTAAAATATTTCCACTTGTCAAAGTTGCAAGCTTAGAAAAAGCAATTGCCGCGCTATTACTAATCATAGAATTAGTAATTGAGCCTGCGACAATATCAGCCGTTAGAGTTGAGCCTGTCACTGTTAAATCTATTGTCGATGTATCTGATACTGCATCAATATAGCCTGGAGATTCGCCGTTAAAAAGAAGTTGGTTTGAAGAATTTACTTCTAATACCAAGTCCGCGTCATTGGCTTCATTTCTCCAGACAATTTGATCTGCCCTAGCTAGTCTAAATTGACCAGTCGAAGCAATATTAGCTGTTCTTGTTTTGTAGCACTGTGACAATATCCCATAAGTAGTTCCAAAGTTAACGTCTGCTAAAAGCTGGAATGTTCCCCCTGCTTTTTGCAACATACCACTTGTAACCGCTTGCGCCCATTCTGTAGCATCCGGTCCCCACTGAAGATCACCTGTTTGAGGGTAGTCGTATGATACGCCATTAATCGTTAAAGATACTGTCATATCGATCCTTAATTAAATCTGGTCAATTACTGCGTAGCTTGTGCCGTCTGATCCATTAGCAAAAGAAGTGATAGCAACGTTTGCTAAATTCACGTCTGCCATTTTTAAGCCGTTACCAATTACTCCAGGCACCGAAGCCGTAACAGTAACAGTGCCACCGCTTGTAACTTCAGCTGTAATTATTCCAACAAATTCAGGCATGGCATTGATCATTGCTGCGATACTTGCCGCTTGAGTTGCTGGAGTTGCTGAGATATTGAACTCTCCGTCTGCTAAAACAGCGCCCGAAGTTTTTGCCGTAACTGTTTCACCTAAAATTGTAGCTGTTTCATTGTTTGCAGCCGTACCAGTTGAAACAATTGTTCCACTTGCTTTAACAGCGCCAACATTTACAGAAATTGAACTAGGGTATTGACCGCCCGCAACGCCTACAACGTATTCAGCTAAGTTATTAACCGCGTCTAAGCCAAGCATTGATAAATTGCAGTTAGATTTAAAACTATCTGCACTCTGTTCTGTTTCAATTATGATTGTTTGAAAAGACATAGAATCTCCAAAGTTAAAAAGGGCTCCGAAGAGCCCTAGTTTTGATTAAAGGGAGTTAACAATTCCTGAGATATAAGCAGCCTGTGCAGGTGCTTCTAAGAAAATCGCTTGATTCGTATAAGTTCTTAAGCCAACGCCCGCCTTACCTGGGATAGTAAAGAAGATTTCATCTTGTGGCTTAGTAGGATCTTGAAGAGATAATTCTCTTGCACCGATTCTTATAACTTTATCTTTAGGAATAATGAAGCAATCACCTTCCTTAACGATGTTATAAGGAACGATTTCAATTGATCCGTTCATTGCAACGTATTCTAATACTTCAGATCCATTGCTAGATTTTTTCTTAGAATAAGAGCCATCAAATCTTCTAAGAGCTGCCAAGTTAGATGCTAAATCAGACCATGTTTGAGGATTACAGAATAAAACCGCGTCCCCATCAAGACCTCTTTGAGATTGTTTTGCAACAACGCCCAAAACTTTTTGCATAGTTAATTGACCGCTAGTAGCTACTGAGTTTCCTTTCCATAAATCGTACTGAGAAGCATCAATTCCAAAAAGTGATCCTGTATTTGTAATTTGTTTCTTTAAGCCAGCTTGTTCAGCATAAGCAAAAGTACCAGCTGAGCCGCTTACTGATCCATAAAAATGGATGTTACAAGCGTAAGCATCGATTGCAGTTTCTAATGTAGTTAAAGTACCAGCTGTACCCGCTGTTCCCGCTGCGAAATAAACTGTTTTATTATCAACGTCAACTTTAGCAACTTTGAAAGATCTCAAAGAATCAACCGCTGTATTGTTAGAAGCTCTAACGAATACTACGTTTGAATTTTCTGAGCCTGACCAAATTCCAGTTGCCCAAGATGCTGTATCAATAATAAGAGGTAACATATCTGAAGCAATTGTCGTTGCTTGAACAGATACAACACCGATATTGTCGTTACCATAAAGATAACCAATCTCAAGTCTTTTTTGAGAAGACTTAAGCATGTTTTCCATTTTCACGCCCATAACAGACTTGAAAGAAGTTGCTGAGTGTGAAGCTCTAGCAGCTTGGTTGTATCCAATAGTTGAATCTAGAACTAAATCAGCTCCAGGAACTTCAGCCATATCCATAACCATACCGATCGAATCGTTAAGGTCATAAGCATTTTGACTGTCTAATGAATAAGTAAATCCTGCTTCGTTTGAAAGAATTACTGGTTGTTCATATTGCTTACCATTCATAAGATCCGAAGGAACGAAAGGAACGTATTCTTCAATCTTTTTCGCTAGAGGAATTAAATCTTCAATTCCTTTTGCATAAGCAACTTTGTAAAGTGAGTTCAAGGTTCCGGTATCTACTGCCATAAAAAATTCTCCTAAAATAAAAAATTAAGTTGTTAAAATTAAAAAGTTCTAAATTTTGACTTTAATCTTTTAGGTAGTAAGAAGCTTACGCCGTAGACTAGTCAGTTTCTCTATATTTTGAAGGATAGATAAACGTCCTTGCTCAAATTCTAATATAAAATTGCTACAATGCAACATCTTTTCGGAATGGCACTATTTTTACTTTAGCGCCTTCGGTTAAACTCTCTCCATTCCGTTGATGTCATGCGCTTAGTTGGTTTGCTCCTGTCGCTTGGTTTTTTCTCTAAAGATTGTACTGGAGTTTTTAAGTTTGCCTCTGGAGTTTTAACTCTTGAGGTATCCCATTTGCGTATTTTATTTGCGACATCTTCCCCGAAGTAGCTAATCAGAGCGTCGCCGTCAAGATCTCCGACTAATGCCTTTTGTCTGGTTAAAATATCTTCTTTAACAAGTTTTGCCGCCTCACTTGCCGTCATTTTAAACCCAATCTCTGTAGCTCGTTTAATATATTTTGCCATTTCCTGAATGGTTTCTTTTTTAGCTGGCAATTTTTCTGATTCGAGAGCTTGTGTAAATTGCTCAGTGTATTCTTTAGCGTACTTAGAAGAAATCTCTTTGATTTTTGCCTCTTCTTGAGACTTTGCATAATCTTCCTTTTCTTTTTCAAACGCTGCTAGTTGAGCCTTAGTATATTTAAGCTCTCGATCTTTTGGATCCATCAACTCCTCTTCTATTTGCTGAGCTAGATACTTCTCAGCCAGTGATCTTGGGTTATGCCCAATCTTCTCTAGTACTTCAAAAAGCCTACCTTCATCTCTAAGCATATTAATAAATTCTTCAGCTTGCTTTTTAGACTTAAGTCCCTCTTGCATTGCCTTATTTGCAGCTTGTTGGTGTGAATAACCTCTAATTAGTTCCTTTTCATCAACTTCACGCTCTTCTCCCATGACTTTAACTTTATATTTCCTTATCTCTTCTCTTGCTTCAGCTTTGGTCATACCCTCAACATTTGGAGCGGCGTCATTTGTAGCTGCTTCTGAGTTTGTTTTAATGTCTGCATTTGGTGTGTTTGGTGTGCTTGCTGTGTTCGTGGCTTCCATGGAACTCCTAGTATAGTTGTAAAGTTATGAGCGTATGCCCTGTTTCTATTTTTGCGCCAAATTTAAGCGCATGTTTAATAACTGAAGGTGATTTTGTAACCGATTGCACAAACTTATAGTTCATGCTTTTTGCTGCCTTGATTGCAGTATCTAAAAGGTAGTTAATTTGCTGATTCTTATTCTCAGCTTTTGGATTTGAATAAAGATTCTCAATTTGACACATGTCCGAGTTAGTAGCGTATAAAAATACAACCGCAACATCGGGGATAATAAAGCCCAGGGTTGATAGCACATTCTCGTGTACTCTGGGCATTTCTCTGGCATCAAGCCAGGACATTACCATTTCATAATCATCATTTGTATATTGTCTAACCATTACATTGGCACCTGGCTAACTATTGTCTCACCTGTGACCGGGTTGCTTGGTTGACTTGGCACACCAACGCCTTGCGCCTCTTGTTGCACTGGCACTGTAGGATCAAGCATGTCACCTGTTCCGCTATCTTGTGGCATTTGTCCAGGTACTGGCATTGCCATAGATTGCTGCTTAATTAACGCTAACAGTTGAGGATCAGCCGACTTTAAGAAATCTAAATGCTCTTGAATATGGTTAAGGGTTTCTACAACAATTGGAGAGTTAGGATCTTTTCTAGCTTCGGGATTCGCAAGTACTGTTTTATGCTCCATAATATGTTGAGAGTGTTGATCTGTAATAAGAGCTCTTTGCTTAATGCCGTCTGCTAAGCCTTCGTTTTCTGCTTTGATTAATAGTAACTCAGCTTGTTTGCCCTCAATAACAGGCTCTAACCTACCAGTTGTAATAACTTGAATGTATTGATCTGCGTTATCTACCAAGCCTCTTTCCATTAATTGATCTGCTAGGTTAGCTTTACCGCCGTGAGTAGCTGTTAATGGGTTCCCCATGTCTACTGTCACTCTATCAATTGCATCTAAGTTATCCCCTGTAAATTCCTTCATTAAAGGTCTATTGGATTTCCCTGCAATTGCCGCAACTCTTGGAACGGCTGCAAAGTCTTTAAGGATGTTAATTGTAGATGTCCCAACATTTGCATTGAACTTGTTATATGAATACTGAAGGTTTGAGTTTGCTTGTAAAGCTGAAGCCTGGACTAGTGCAATCGCTACACCTGACTTAAGAACACTCTCCGGGTTTCCTCTAACTGCACTATTTACAGCGCTTAAAGTTTCTCCGACTTTATCTAATGAGCTTGCAAAATTAAAGATCTCTGGAGCCGTTGAGAGCATTTGCATAACTTCGGGCTTACCAAGCTTGCTATCATACTCAGTAACATTTAAGCCGCCTGCTAACTGAGAAGTGCTTAGATTTGAGCCTTGAGGAATCATGATATTTTGAACACCAAAACTTGCTTGGTTAGTAATAATTGTTGAATAAAGAATATCTTGAGCCTCTTGAACAGGTAATAAATCAAACGCTACTGTATATCCAAATATTGAGCCAATCTCTTCATCCGGTGCAAGTCTATGGACATGTAGCTCTTTATAAGGAATCGGTCCATCGATTAAAACAGTGCCATTATTTAAGACTTGTGTATAACGCCCATTAGGCATTGCCTTAGTAGGTTTATGTAAAAGAGTAAATACTGATATATTATCCCCTTCCAAGAGAGCGTTAGCCTGGAGAGTAGTAGTAGAAATCATATTATCGTCATCGCTATCATCTAAAATATCGTCTTTGATTTCCGGATACTTTGCAGCAAGATCGAACTTATTCTCAAAGTCTCTTAGGATTATCCATGTATCATCATTAGGATTGTTTTTTGTGTAATCTCTAACTACATCAATTGGAAGATAGTTAGTGTACTTAATGTCCCCTTCATTAATGACCGCGCCTGTTTCTGTTTGCCCATACTCTTTACCGCCGTTAGCGTCCCACTCAACACGTAAAAATGAATCACCAAATATTAAGCCAGTCTTAACGGCTGTTTTTAGCTTAACTGATAAATTCTTTTCTCTCATGTAGTAGTCAAGTAAGCCAGTTGCCAAGATAACTTGAGCTTGTGACTTAGCGTCACTGTTTGTAGCCTTTGGCTCAAAGTAAGGTGCTTGCTGAGTAGTCATAGTCTCTAAGTGAGATAAAAGATTTCTATAATTGTTTACTGACATTGAAGTTAATTCGCCTTGTTCTCCGACTGGAGCTAAGCGACCGCCTGTAAATCTTGGGCGATAGTAGTAGTTATAAGAGCGCATATATAATTGTAAACGCCCTGAGATCTGAAGGTATTCATAGAAGTTATCAACGCGCTCTAAAATCTTATCTGCTATTTCATCACTCGGAACACTTGCCCAATAGGTATCCTGATCTGAATTTCTCATAAAGTCCTTTTTAATGAAAACATATTCTTAATTGCTTTTTGATTACTAGTTTCCTTGCTTATGTTTCCTAACCACGCCTTATGAGCTTCAAATCCATGATCAGCCGGTATAGGATTTATCCCTTTAGATAAATTTCGCACTGTGTATATTAGAGCAGCAAGCATGTCAAAATGTCCATAAGTCTTGGATCTTGCAAACTCTTTTCTGTTTTTATCCCAAACACCATACTTCAAGCATCCGATTAACATTTGGCACTTAGGATTAATTAAAATCCTGCCTTCAGATACTAGAAGTCTGACTTCATTTACCATAGCTTCAAGTGATTCTTTGTTCGTTTCTTGGAAGTTAACCTGGTGTAAGTGCTGAAGATCTATAATAAGGTGAGGGTTGTTGTTATCTGAAATTCTTCTAAAAGGTTTTTGCTCTCCCCAAAGTTCCTCTTCTTTTTTTAACAAACTATCTTTTAAGGTTTCTGTAGTCCAATCGGCTCCGACTAACACCAATTCATCTTCTATAATCAATGAAGCTCTCTTGAAATCGTAATGTCCAAAAATTAAAGCCGTATGGTCAAGCCTGCCTAAATCCATGCCGACATACTTGTGGTAATATGTATGGTATTCGTCTCTATTGATACTCTGCACAAATTCATCTTTCCATTCTGGGATTAGCTGTAAATCAGAATCGACAACAAACTTGCATAAATATTCACGTTGCCAAGTTGTCGTATGCTCGCCGCCTGATTCTTTAACCAAGCGTGCTCTAGTTTCTGCATTTACTCTAGGGTTTTGATCGATAGTTAATTCAATGTAGCCGCCTTCAAGTTGCGCTTTTTGAACATAATCACAAAAGTCATGCGCTGGAGTAGACGGCGGCGTACTTATCATTATAACTTTAGCTTTTGGGCGGTGCATCGTAGCCGGAACAATAATAGATTTATAAATATAATCAAGCTGAGAAGTAAAGCCAACCTCATCTAGGATAATTAAATCAAGAGTATTCCCTCTAAGTCCATCGGGGTTTTTGTCTAGACCAACTAGCTTAATTACTGATCCATTTCCAAACTCAATTCTAGACCCTGCTTTTAAATATCTTGAGCGCATTTGTAGCGGGCAATCTTCTTCAATCTTATGAAAGGCTGGAATAATATAGTCTAGCAAGTCACTCTGAAAAGCCGCGCCGTATCTTATTTGTGAGCCTGGAAATGTCCTAGCAATCTCTTCAGCTTTTTTAACAGCCCAATAAGTCTTACCAGTTTGCCGGGCAAGATTTCCCACAAACAACATATTTGTGTTTTCATTGAATTTCTGTTCAACTAACATTTGAGCGGAATGAAGCTTATAATCTAAGCGACCTTTATGCCAGGCAGCCTGGATCAAAATTTCCCTGCTATATTTTTTCTCACTCATCTTTTTTGCCGATAAGTTCCGCGTCTATTGCGTCTATTGGAATTTCGTCTAACTCTTTCGTATGCACCACATGATTGACTATTTGCTGATCTAGTCCAGCTAATTTGCCAATCTCTTTTAATGCTGTGATTGAAGTTGAGAACTCTTTTGCTGCTTTGGTTTGTTTAGCAATATCCCAATACTGAGCTGTAATTGTAGCGGCAACCTCCTCGGCTGTTTGCTTATTACTCTCCACAAGTCTTCTCTTGGCTCTTGCCATTAACTCTTCAGCGGTTCGGTGAGATACCTTGTAACGCTCTGCAATATTTCGCAATAATACATGACCAAATTGACCTTCCATTATCATGACAATAACTTCATCAATCCTCATTGAAATTTCTAAATCAGTTGCTTTTTTTGCTTTATTCTCTGGTAGTAATTGAATTGGCTGTGATTTCTTCTTCGGCTGCTCTTTTGACACGCTCAACACCCAATATCCTTTCCAAGTGTTCCATGAGCCATTGAAGCTCAGGAGTTTTTTTCCTCTTTAAAACCCAATAGCGTATCTTCTCGCCAAAGGTATCATCTAACTTAACAGCTTCGTTAATTAGACTTTTTAACTTCATCGTTTCTTTTTGCTCTAGGTACAAATGCCTGAGTTATGCTCATTTGGTTAAGTAGCTTCTTAGATTCATCGGCTAATTTTTCTATAGCCGTAAATCCTGACCTTATTTCAATTATCTCATTTGATAGCTGAGCATAGTTAAAATTTGTCTCTTTTTTAGCATCTTGAACTATATCTAAGATATATTTTTTAAAATCGCTCACATCTCTTTCCTGTTTAAGTTTTCTAAAATAGTGAAAACTAAACATTCCCATGATCCAAAAAGAAATAATGTAAGCTAGAAATGTCATATTAAAACTCGTTTAAAAAAGTATCTTCAAAGTTAATCTTAGCTTCACCGATTGCAACGCCTTTAAGATTTGGTTGTCCTGGTTCAACTTTTAAAACTTCTCCCCCTTGAGAAGTTAGAATAAAAGAAATATATCCTTCCTTAGTTTTCATAACACCAATTGATTTAACTATTGGAGCTTCTTTGCTCTCTAAGATTGCAACTTCAGCCGGATTCTTTTCGCCGTTAAAGCGTAGAGCTGGCTCCACTATCGGGAGTTTCTTTGCTTGTGATTTTTTTGTCGCCGCCATTTAAACTTTCCTTATATTTTTTAATCTCATCAATAAGATCAGCTTGAGGGTGCGCCAATACACTTGCGATAGTTTCTCTATGAAGAGCATGAACAAAAGTTAATGCCTGAGTAACTTTATTGGCAAAAGCGTATGGAACGTTATGAAGTAATTCTGATATAAGAACTAAAGTTTTACTTGCATTGTATGAGTTGGTTAAATCTTCAGGGATAGTATTTGTATCTGATTCGTGATCGGTATTCATTTGGCTTTTCCCTTATCTTGGCGCGGTTTTTTTGACCTTGCGTTATCTGGTTTAAATATATTCTTTAATAAAATTTGTAATCATGCAACAATTATTTTAAGTGACAAGGATGTTGCACAATCTAGATTTTGGGAAGGGAGTTTTTATGCTCCCTTTTTAATGGGCTAAATTAGCACTTGCCTTTTTTAGCTTTTACTTTTTTAACTGGTTTTTTCTTTTTCATAATGATTCCCCTTTTGTAACATTCATTAAACCAAAAGGATTACATGATTGCAACTTACACTATCCCCATGCGAGCACCTTCAGTAAATGGCTTATACATTTCTAAGTATAAAGGAAGAGGAAAGACAATTTCCAAAGAGGGATTAAAATTTAAGAACTTTGTTAAATACCATGTCACTACTGATTTTACCTATGATAAAACTACACATGCTTTAGAAGTTGAGATATTTTTCTACATCAAAGATCTATTCACTAAGACAAAAGTCAAAACTATATCTGATAGATCAGGGGATTTAGATAACTTTTTGAAGGTTAGTATTGATAGTGTTTTTTCCTGCCTTGGTATCAATGATTCTCAGATATGCAAGATCACCACTCAGAAACTAGAAGCTGAGAACGATTGCATAGTTTTTATTCTGAAAACTTTTCCTTTAAGTCTAGTGCGTCAACGCGCAGCGTTATAAGACTATCTATTGCCGCCTCTATCTCAGCTTGTTCATGTTGTTCTATAAAACACGATTTAAGCCACATATCGCCAAAATAAGCGCCGTAATGAAAATCCCATGTCCAAGCACCACTTGGCATCTTAAACGCCGTATATGAGCCAATTATACGCAAAACCAAGGGAGCTTGATCTCCGATCTTATGCTCTAGTTCAAAAATGTCCTGGAGTAGCTTCACTGTAGCTCTTTTTGCTTGATTACCACTGTGTAACCTAATTTACGAATATGCGCTAATACTTGCTTTGTGAGGGTTTTAGTCCCAACCATTTCTGCAAAAAGTTTAGCCTTTGGGCAGATAGGGTATACTAGCTCTTGACCATATACGTTTTTAACATCTACTAGAATTTCCATATTAGTAATCATAATTCCTTTCCTCAATCTTGCGACCTAAATTATCTCGAATACCTAGTTTCTTTTCCATTTCAAAAAGAGTTATGGTTAATTGCTCCCATCTTTTGCACTGGTAGTAATGAATACAAAAAACAAGAAAAAGGATAATCCAAATTAAAGTTTCCATTGTGCACCTGCTTTTTAGTTAAAGTAACTGACTAAATAAGTTTACACTACTTCCTGATTCCTGTCAATAGCCTTGGTTAGCTCTAATGGAGAAAAAACAAGATTACACCATTGCACCACTTATATACACATAAATGACCATAAATGACTAAAAGTCTAAAAAGATATATATATATTAGTGTAAAGTATGTATTTAAAGAATAGAGCGTAGCGATACCTTTTATTTCAAGTACTTAGAAAGAGTAAGTTCGCATATTACCTATTTTATATTACATCTTACCCCCCCATGCTTTACACTTTTACACCCTGAATTTTGAACTTTTGGTTTTGCATTGCGTTAATAAAAGTTTAAAAAAATAAGTGCAAAACAGCTTTACACTGGTTTTGCACTCTCAATTTTTCTCACTAGATAATGGAATAAATTCTAGCTGTTCCCGATAATTTTTCTTGAATCAATCCTGATTCTTTTAGGTCACTTAAATACTCATCTCTTTGTTTTTTTGGCATGTATTTAGAGAATTTTCTATTGATATCGGTTTTAGTTACCTGTTCTTTGCTGGCGATAAACTCTAAAATTTTCTGCATATGAGCTTTTCTATGCCCTTCAAACATCTTATTGCTAATTAGTATTTCCGCGTTATTGGTGTTTGCCTTAACTAGCTCAAGAGCAAAACGTAGATCTTTTTTGCTAATGACTAGCGTCGTAGTATCCGGGTTATTAAACGCTGCACTTATGATAGCATATTTAATAAACATCACTTCCATTCTATTAACCATTGCTATGACCGGGCTATTGCTGTCGACTTTAAATTTAATGTCCCTAATTTCGCCCACAATTTCTTTAAATAATGATTCTGTGTCTGCTTTAAGTGTTGCGCTAGGTATATTAAAAGGTCTTAAATGGGTGTTTTCTTCTAAATCTATGTTATCTGACTTTGGGCTCCACAATGAATCATTTTTAACTTTTCTCCACATTTCTAAAAAAGCCGTAAATTTTTCAGGCATAGGCAAACTTTCGCGGTCCCTATCTTTCATGTTTTTTAAATCATAGTAAATATCCCCCCGACCAAAAAACCCTCGATTAATCAAGTTAGACGTAAATGATTTTTCAAAGGCATCAAACGTAGTCCCCATAAGTAAGTTAACGTATGGAGCAAAGCATCCTCCGATGTTCCCTTTAGTGTTTTTAGTATCTTTAGCATGAGAAACATTTTTACCTAAAAATGCCCTTCCTGTACTTGTATATAGTTCTGACAATGTTGCGCTTATAGCTTCGCCTAGCCCGGTTTTATCGTTTATCTTTTCAAACAAGCTAGATGCCTCATCTAGCACCCCAATTTGAACTCTGCACTGTTTAAGAGTTTGAGTAAGTCCATTAACACTAGTAATCGAACTTGGACCCAATAAATTAATTCCAAGAGGTGAAGAAATTAATAAGTCTTTTATAAAATTAAAGCTTGAAGTCTTTCCGGCACCCGAGCCGCCAACTACTAAAGTGTAGAGGTTAGGAGTGATACCTTTGAACTGAACTTTATTCCCTAAGATAGTGGAAATTGCCATCATGGCAGTTGGAAAAGCAAAATGAGTACGATCTTGAGATGAATTAGCAATAATATGTTCAAACATTTCTTGGGCTATCCCACTAAGCTTGGGAAGTTTCATTTTAGTAAGTTGAGCCTCTTTGACTAAAGTTATTTTAACATCTTCTTTTACATTAACTTTATCTATAGACCCTACTTTTAAATTTCTCTGTATCCCTTCCAGGATAAAAGCTAAAACATTTGCTTCTTTACTATTAGTTTTCCATTTTCTCGAAGGACATAGGAAGTAACTAACATCGGGATTAATAGCGTCGTCGTAATCTAGTAAATTTTTTGCAATAGTATCAGGCGTATCATTAGAGTGTAAGGCTGCTACTAACATCTCCGACAATTTAGAGTGTGAGCCATGATTGCATCTAGTTCCGTCCGATTGAGAAATAGAGGTACTTGGGTTTGTTTGTCCTTGGAATAATTCTAGAAATTCTTTACTTAAAGTGGGTAGATCTTTTAAATCAAAGCCTAATAAATCATCTACTGTTAACCAGGAATAAGCTGTGTGAGTTTCTGGGTGTATTGAAGGCGGCAATACTGTTTGATTTCCATTAGACAATAACTCAATACCTAAATCATGTCTCTTCCTGGAAATCTCTCCGTTGTATTTAAAAAATCTTGTTTCGCCTTTTTTGCCTTTTTTCACTACTGGAGATAATGGGCATAATTTTAAACCGCTATCTTTGTCTATATCAATTGCGATAACGCCGCTAATTTCGCCTAATAGCAACCCAATGTTTGAGCATGGATTTTCATCTATTATCTTTTCGTAATTTTTATAAATTATTTTATTGGTCCAATCTTTTAACACTGGTCTTTTGTCATTCCTAATTAGCGGAGTAACAATTAAGCCTCTTTCAAAATACTTTGGCGCATAATTTTCGTAAATTCTTTCCATGAAGATTCATTCCTTTTATTGACAAATGTTGGTGAATTAAATTATTATTTGGACAAGCATAATTTAATTTTTTCACGCAAGACTTTATTAAAATGCTTATTGATTTCTTTTGTAAAGAAGAAAATCTTTGGTGTGGGCCGGATTATTTCGGCCCATTTTTTTGACGCAAATGTCTAAATATTTTTATCCACAAATAATTTAAAATTTTCCACAAAACTTTTTTCTAAATCTGTTTGACAAGTAGCTATCGACCTACTACATTTTTCCAACCAAAGAGATTCTAAAATTTACAAAAGGAAAGAAAATGTTTACGACATCCGGCGCGCTATCACAAAACTCCCTATCTATTTTAGTTTATGGCAAATCAGGAATTGGAAAAACTACTTTAGCAGCAACTACTCCAGACACAACTAAGACATGTATTTTGTCTCTAGAAAATGGCTTACGTAGTATCGCAGATAAGACTATCTCAGTTTATGACGTTACTGTAGATGCTAATGGTAAAGAACTTGATAGAGCAGTAAGACATGATAAATTTCTACACGCTCTTAAATTATTTCAAACAGAAGAAATAAAAGCAAAATACGACTACCTTGTAATTGATAGCTTAACAGAAATTGCGCAAAACCTTGTCGAGAAGTTAAAGCTAACTTATCCAAATAAAAGTGATGCTATGAAGCTATGGGGAGATTATAACGATAATATGCTAAACATCGTTAAATCTATTCGTGATTTAAAATCATATAACATCATTGTTCTTGCTTTAGAAAAAACCGAAGTAGATGAATTTCAAAGAAGATTTGTAGGCGTTGATTGTGCCGGTAAAATTGCTGCACGTTTGCCCGCTTTTTTTGATGAAGTTTTTTAC